GCAGACGAACGAGTCTCCGTACGACGTGCTGGCTGGTCCTTATCCTAAGAAGTGTATCACTTGGGAGAAGATCAAGATGGCGGTCGACAAGGGAATGGCCGACGAGAATCCGAACAACCTCGAGAACTTCGTAGGCGACTTCGTATTCAATCCTATCATCGAGAACGGCGTACACGAGATCAAGATCTCAGAGCCAGCACAGGTCGGCGAGGCAGGTACTGGCTTCATGATGATTCGTCGAGAGACTTTCACCAAGTACGACAAGGCGTATCCCGGCCAGCTCTACACTCCTGATCACGTACGCACCGAGCACTTCGACGGCTCGCGTCAGATCATGGCTTACTTCGACTGCATCATCGATCCGGAGACGAAGCGTTACCTATCAGAAGACTACATGTTCTGCTATAACGTTCGTAAGATGGGTGGCAAGGTGTGGCTCTGCCCGTGGATGCGTATGACTCACGTCGGTACTTATCTCTTCAACGGCTCTCTGTCGGCGCTGGCCTCGATCGGCGCATCTGCTACGGCAGACGAGACTTTTGCTTCGAAGAACAAGAAGAAGTCGATCGTCAATGCTCGATGAACCAGACCCACTCGACTTCGAGGAGTATCTGGAACGAATGGACTCAGAGAGAAAGAAGTTACTCGAAGAAGTAGCTCTTTCTCTTCGAGCCAAAGTAGAGCTAGAGACCGCGAAGACTTACTTCGGTCAAGGATTTCGTAAGGGATTCTTGACTGGAAGTATCAGCACAATTGCCTTTACATTCGCTGCTGGATTGGTGTACTATCTAGTAGAATACTTGTTAAACCGGAGCTAATCATGAAGATCAGTGAAAAGACTATCAACATCCTGAAGAACTTCTCGACGATCAATCCGTCGATTCTCATTCGACCGGGCAACACGCTCGCCACTCTCTCGCCTCAGAAGTCGATCGTATCCAAGGCTACCATCGACGAGGAGTTTCCCAAGCAGTTCGCCATCTACGAGTTGTCGAAGTTCCTCGGCATTCTCTCGCTCTTCGACAATCCTGAGTTCGAGTTCGGCGAGTCGCAGGTCACGATCAAGCAGGACAAGCAGGCCGTGTCTTACACGTACGCCGATCCTATCATGATCGTATCTCCTCCTGAGAAGGAGATCAAGTTCCCGACTCCCGACTACACCTTCAAGCTCTCGTCAGCGGATCTATCGAAGACTCTTCGCGCGGTCAACGTGATGCAGCTTCCGGAAGTCGCCATTCAGGGTGACGGTAAGCAGGTGTTTCTGAAGGGTACGAACTCGAAGAACTCTACGTCTGACGCTTTCTCGATCTTGGTCGGCGAGAGTGATAAGAAGTTTAAGATGGTCCTTCGAGTTGACAACATGAAGATGATCAATCAGGACTACGACGTCGACATCGCGTTCAGCGGCATCACTCGCTTCACTGCTCCTAACGTAGTCTATCACATCGCGATCGAGAGCAACGTATCATCTGCTGGTTGACATTACCAGCAGAGTAGTGTAAGATAAGACTATACTTTTACTATGATGGTGATGACGTGCATCGTGAAGAATTCTTATGGACAGAGAAGCATCGCCCACGCCGTGTGGCCGACTGCGTTCTGCCACCTCGCCTAAAAGATACGTTCCAACAGTTCGTCGATCAGAAGAACGTACCTAACCTGATTCTCTCCGGTGGTCCGGGCGTTGGTAAGACTACCATCGCTCGAGCCATGCTGGAGGAACTCAACGCCGATTACATCGTGATCAACGGCTCGATGAACGGCAACATCGACACTCTTCGTAACGAGATCATGCAGTTCGCGTCCACCGTATCTTTTACTGGTGGACGTAAGTACGTCATCCTCGACGAGGCCGACTATCTCAACGCTAACTCTACTCAGCCGGCTCTTCGTAACTTCATGGAAGAGTTCTCGAAGAACTGCGGATTCGTTCTCACTTGTAACTTTAAGAATCGTATTATCGAGCCACTGCACTCTCGGTGTTCAGTAATCGAGTTCAAGCTCGAGGGTTCTGAGCGCGCCGACATGGCTGCACAGTTCTTCAAGCGAGTGTGCGGTATTCTCAAGCAAGAGCAAGTAGAGTTCGACAAGCAGACCGTCGCAGAACTGGTCTCCAAACACATTCCAGATTGGCGCAGGACGCTGAACGAGCTCCAGCGATACTCTGCCACTGGTAAGATCGACGCTGGCATCTTGAAGAACCTCGGCGAAGAGAGCGTCAAGACTCTACTCGGCTTCTTAAAGAATAAGAAGTGGGATGCGGCTCGTAAGTGGGTCGGTGAGAACTCGGATCAAGACGACATCACTCTGATGCGTAAGATCTATGATACTGCTCACCTCTATCTGAAGCCGAATAGTATTCCGGCGATCGTGATGCACATCGCGAAGTATCAGTATCAAGCGTCCTTCGCTGCCGATCGCGAGATCAACCTCATGGCTCTCTTGACCGAGATCATGGTAGATGGTGAATGGATCTAATGGACCACGACACCAATAGGTGCGAGATGTGTGCACGGGATAGTAACAGACTGTATCACATCAAGTACTCGGTCGCCACGCCGGGAATCAACATGGCTCAGATGAAGCAGGCATACCTGTGCGGAGACTGCGCCTATCAGATTACAGAAGAAGAGAAAGAAGACATGCGCCACATCGGAGGGATCATCTAATGGACAGGTTCGACGATAAAGACATCGACAATAAGTGCATGGTCAAGGGTTGCGACAATGATCGCGATCTCGCGAGTACTCAGCACCTGTGTCGTCTCTGTTACGACGTGATCACGACTGGTGATACTCTACTATATTATCAGCGCTACATGGGTAAGAACTGGATCTCTGACACCGCCATGAAGATCTTTCATGCGAAAGAGGACAACAAGGAACTTGAGAGTGTCATCAAGGAACTTAAGTTGGAGATGAAGGAAGCGTACATCCTTGAGGACAACACTGCCCTGAGCCTCGACGATCTTCGTAGGTTCTATCATGAGAATAAAGATCTTCGTGAAGATTGGACTCGTCTTCGTGCTCATTCGGAAAAACAATGCGGTGATCTCCTTGACAAAATATTTAAGATAAGATGCCTCGAAGATGAGAACCAAACTCTCAAGAAAGATATTAATTATAAGAAAGAAGTGATTGATTCAATAGAAGAAATTACTCGTAATAAACAGAACCGTGAGAATCTACCCCTCATTCATGAGAATCAAGCTCTTAAAAAGAGAGTAGAGTTTCTTGAAAAAGAAACCAGCGCTCTAGTCTATAACATGGACCACGCCTACAATCTTGGCGATGGCCATTTCTTGACTCTCGACAACCTTCATGACTTTTATACAGATAATAGAAATGTTGACATGCTACTGCAGCAGTATCGCGATGATATCCATGCTCTTGAAAATGCCATCGAAAAGTATGAGATCGAAGTAAAAACTTTGGAAAGCAAGCTCTCTAAGAAAGAAGACTTTGCTACGCAGACGAAGGAGCACTTCGAGAAGAGAGCTGCTGCAGTTGATCAGAACGTGAAGTTTGAAGCATATACCAGTGGATTCTGGAAGGGATTCGACATGGGATATGAGAAGGCTAAGGATCAGTACTATGAATAAGTATGAACTGGCTAAATCAGTCTGGCAGTCATATCAAAAAGAATGGCAAGATGCTATGAGACAGGGCATGTATCCTTCGACGTTGAAGTTCATGGAAGATCGATGCGTCGAAGCGTACGAGATCATGAAGAGATATGAAGATGAAAGCGTATGACTAACTATAGATTGGATATACCACAAGTGTACTCATATCCTTCCCGTTTAAACGACTACACACCTAGCTGCTGGGTAATCGTCAAGTTCACCAGTCCAGAACATGGAGTGATCTATAAGGTTCTGGCTGGTGGCGGTGGTGGATATCTACACGGCTATACGTGGAAGCTGAGCAGCGGCATCACCAAGGTCGAGATGGACTATGATAAAGAGGGCAAGAAGTTCTATATTATTCATAATTACAGTGGAAGTCGATACTTCTGTTATGAAGATTGTCATGGTCTGAGGATGAGCATCGCTTGGAAGTATAGTGATCTCAAGGAGAAGCTCGGCGATCAGATGGAAGACTACGATGATCTCTGGAACATCACGACACACGATTGGACAAAGTGATTAAAACGCTTGACATGTACTATAAATTATAGTATACTATGTATATGATGGAGGTATGTGATGCATCCGATGGATTCAGCAGTAAAGATAATGATAGCGGTTGCCATGGCGATTACTGTTATCGCGGTGGTCGGTATCATTGCCGGGGAGATCGGTCGCTCAAATGAAATAGTAGCGTGTCGAGCTGCCGGTGGTGTTTCCGTAACGTTTCGTGAAAGTCTAGGACGCCATTACCACTATGAGCTGGCGTGTGTAAACCCTGATATTTTTGTAAAGGTGAAGTGATGAAGAAGTTTCTTATGATCGCAGCTGCTGCTCTCAGTGTCGCTGCTTGTGTACCCGATGCCGACGTCGCGTCTCATAACTTGTCTAGAGCCGCAGATAACTTTGAGATTCAGCGCCGAGTAGTATTCTACAACGGCATCACTGGTGATTACGTACTCACCATCGAGGGTCTGTGCTCTCTCGGTAATCACGACAAGCCTCGTGAAGTCAGTGTGACGTGTAAGACCGGTCCTACTACGTACAAGAAGCACTTTCTCGGTCTGTCCGACAACGTGACTTTCTTTGCTGAACAGGTCGAACCTGCCAATGCTTCTGTGTATCACTATCGCGTAACCTTCAAGCCCAGCGTAATCATTCCTGATGTTGAGGTGCGGTGATAGACAATCAGGTAAAGTATGGAACTTGTCCGGTCTGTAATGGGTCTGGACGAGTTCCTTGTCCCTACGATAAGGAGACACCTTGGCTTAACACCATGTCCGGATATGATACTGCCACTCATACCAGCGTTTGTCGCAACTGTGGTCGAGTAAGTAGACGCCTTTTTGTCGGTCCTGCTACGGGTAAAGTTCTAATCAACAAAGATGGTGTCCAGTGTACTCATGAATACGTGGCACGTACTAAAGGGTATTATTATTGCAAGCACTGTAATCACGAAATCTAGGGTATATCGGAGTTGAATGATGACCGACTTCGATCCTAACAAGTACCTCACCAAGAGAGTTCATGGTGGCGTGCGTGAGATTGTCGGCGAAGAGGCTGAGAAGATTCGTGAACGAGTTAGAAAGAGGTTGAAGAATGAACACGACACTACTACTGATGACGCTGCTGTCGATCAAGCACCTGATCATCGACTTTCCGTTGCAACCAAGGTATCAGTACAGTAACAAGGGTAAGTATGGCCATCCCGGTGGTCTCTTACACTCGTTCTTACACGTCTTAGGAACCGTCGCATGCTTCTGGTTCTTTGCTCCGCTGTCGGTGGTCTTGCTCGTCGGTCTGCTCGACGGCGTGCTGCACTATCACATCGACTGGGCGAAGGTCAACATCAACGCAAAGATGGGATGGGGTCCGACGACTCACGAGGAGTTCTGGTGGTTACTCGGCGTCGACCAGTTTCTTCACGTGATGACCTATGTACTATTGATCTGGATCGTGGTATGATGACATTCTAAGATGGAGGGTTTACCAATGGAATTAGTAGTTTGGACAATAATTGGATTTGGACTCGGCTGGTTAGTCGGTTGGGTAGGGCAGTATCGATGAGTGATAGAGTCAGCGAACTTGCCATCGAAGCACTCGACTGGTCGTACAAGAAGTATCAGACCGACAAGAGTGGTCGTGACCGTGAGTACTGGTATGCTCAGCGACTAGCACAGCTCGTCGTCGAGGAGTGTATGCAGGTGCTTGGTCTATCGGATACATTTGAGAAAGCACTAAAAGATCATTTTGAGATGGAGTAGATGATGTTTAAAAATCTTAAGAGCTGGTACGACCGCAAGGTCTATATTATTAGTTACTTGTATAACGTATATCGGCATCTCTCTGATACCGAGAAGACTATTCAGGCGCACGCAAAGAAGATCTCCAAGAGTACTGAGTACGAGAAGACTCGCTACGGTAGAGTATTGGAGTATGACGGCAGGCGCTTCGATAAAGATGGTAATCCTGTCGAAGGCTTCGCTGGTGTTATTCTTAGAGACTGGCCGACAAAAAGTGTACAAGCAAAATGGGAAGAAATCACAGAGGAAGACAAAAAAGTTGTCTTAGATCTCTGGTTTAATAAAAATGTTAACAAAGGTGAGTGATCTCATCGAAAGGGCTACGGAGATCCTAGCTCGTTGGAACCGCGACTATGATCACTTAAGAGGCGATGTTGCTGACCCTACTCCTCATCAGTATCAAGATACTTTCGCCGGCTTCATCGGTGATGATTGGGAACAATCTTATAACAAGAAGATGCAAGAGCCCGACATCCGACAGAAAGTAGAAGATCAAATCAAGTGGTGGAAGAGCTGGAGAGAAAGAAAGACATGAGATACTTTTGTTATTATAATAATGAGAGGGTGGTCGAGGTCTTATCGGAAGATGAGATCGTCGACTCGTTCTATGAAGACTGGGCTCGTGGCATGGTGAAGAAGCTGAACGGCAATACTGCCTACTTCGAGGCCAACTACTGTCAGCGAGACTTCATCGACGACTGGGTGTACGAGAACGGCGCGTGGGAGTCTGATTGACATTACTCGATGAATGTGGTACAATGATTTATACACGTGACGAGGAGTTCATGAATGTCTGATAGTAATCCGTTCGAGTGGAGCAATGCCATCAACGCCGGCAAGCATCCGATTCGCACCGCCGAGAATCCGGAGCGAGCCGAGAAAGACTACAATGGTTACTTCACCAATCGCAGTCTCTCGTATCACACCGACGCAATCATGTACGCTAACGAGATGAATATTAACCACTCTCTGCCAAATCAACTACAGGTTGACTACCTGATAAATAGTCTACGACCGCGCAAGAGGTTCGCGAAGTGGGCAAAACCCGCCAAGAGCGAAGACCTAAATACGGTCATGGAATATTATGGAGTCAATCACGCTCGTGCGCATGGGATCTTGAAGTTACTCAGTGCCGCCCAACTCGCCGAGCTTAAGAAGAGAACAGAGAAGGGTGGGCGTAATGGCGATAGTAGACGAGTTAGTGGAGGTGACTCTTAACGAGAGAGAAGACTTCTTAAAGGTAAGAGAGACTCTGACTCGTATAGGCGTGGCGTCGAAGAAAGATCAGACTCTGTATCAGTCTTGCCACATCTTGCACAAGCAAGGTAAGTACTACGTAGTCCACTTCAAAGAACTATTCCTGTTAGACGGTAAAGAAGCCGACCTGTCGGAAAACGACACTGGTCGGCGCAATAGTATCTGTCGCCTATTAGAAGAGTGGGGACTCCTTCGTGTCGTAGATCCGGAGAGCATTCAAGATCCGGTCGCACCGCTCTCGCAGATCAAGATCGTGTCGCACAAGGAGAAGGCCGACTGGGCTCTCGTCGCTAAGTACACGATCGGCAAGAAGAAGCGTCCGGAGTAATACGTCGTGGTCGAACATACTAAATCACAGAAGACGTCTACTCGCGACTCGTCGAACGAGGTCATCGCTCAGTACTTGAATCAACTCGGCCGTGCCTATAACTTTCACGTCGCTCCTAAGCTTCCGAAGGGTAAGCCGGCTTCTGGTGGTGGAAACGCCAGAGAGTTCAGGATGCAGCTCATAAACACCACCAACGACACCTCGAATAAATTTAAGAGTGAACTCGTAAAAGAGTTGAAGAAGATCAGTGGTGACATTAAGAACTTAAAGTTCAACGAGCTTAGTCCTAACTCTTCGAAGTACTCGTCTGTGTCTTTCGACTATCTTGGCAAGGAGTTCGACGTCGTAGTAGCTAAGGGAGCTAATAAGGGAGAGAACTTCGAGAAGAAAGTAGTCTCTGACCTCGAGAGGTACTTCGCGAAAGCCGGCGTCTCTGATGACTACGCAGATCTGATCAAGAAGTTGTCCGAAGCTAACTCCGAGTTCTCAAAAGACGAGATCGTGTCAGTCAATCAGCGTACTGGTTCCACGAAGAAAGAGGGAGTGCCGATCGAGAGACTGAACGAAGTGATCGGCGACATCATCTTGACTACGAGCACCGGTAAGAAGTGGTACATCTCGCTGAAGGACACTAACGGAGAGACGTTTAGCTCGTATCCCGGAGCACAGACTCTGTTAGATAAGTCCGGAAACGTTCAGCCAGACTCTCCCGGCGCAAAGTTCGTGAAGTCGTTCGGAGCCAACTTAAACGAGATACATTACGGCTTTCTTCGAAGAAAGATGGGTAACATGTCCGGCCTACCAGCCTCTCTCAGTAAGATGGTAGGCGAGAGTACTTCCGGTAGAGCCAATCAGGCCGAGATCAAGGCGATCTTCGAGCGAGCGTGGGGCATGAACTACTTCTACGTTCGTCGTACTTCTTCCGGATTCAAGGTGTTCTGGCTAGGAAGAAAAGAGTTGAACGCTCTCGCGTCTAACATACGAGTCACCGACATCAAGTATCCGAGTAAGTCGAGTAAGCAGATCACCGTGAAGTGTTCGAACGACGTCGCTGACTACGTGATAGAAGTAAGAAACTCTTCGGGTGGAGAGTATCCTAACGACATCAAGATCAAGGCCACTCGCCTAAAGCTCTAGGGCTTCTTCTTCGCGGTGGCTGGTGCTCTGGGAGTCGTGGTCACCGAGTCGGTGATCTGATCGGCCACGGTCTCGTTGACGGTATGTACCGGTGGCTCGTCTTCCTTGGTCGTGACGGTCACTGGCTTCACTGATACCACCGAGGTCTCACGCCACTTGTCCCTCTCTCGAAAGAACTGCAGCACCTGAGCGTGTGACCAGTCCATCTCCAGTAACACGAGCAGCTCGCGAGTCTCGTTAGGCTCCGTGACCGAGATGGCCAGACTCATCTTCTGATAGTCGTACTTCCTCATTTCAATGTCTCCATGTGTAATTAATAGTATTACTTCTCGTCGAACTTATGCTCGCCATTCGTGCCGACGAAGTAGTGCTTGAGTGCCTTACCCCCGAGTTCAGGCCTCGCCTTGTTCATGTCGTAAGAGCCGTCCCTGTTGCGAAACGAGGACAGTGGATGCAGCGTCTGCTCGTCGGATCCGTAGTCGTGTGAGGCGAGGTGGACGTCGTCGTGGCTCATCACCTTGGCAGGCATATGCCCGACGCCGACTCGACGATGAGCCTCTGCCCTATGATTGCCGTCCACGACCACGTGATGACGAGGATCCGCCGGATGTGGTATGGCGATCACTGGTGGCATCTTGACGCCGTGTCCGATCGCGGCCTGCATCTTGTCCATGTAAGGCCTCTTCTCGTCCGAGTCGAAGAACTTCTCGTCCTTGTACGGCTCGTTGCCGTGAGCGTGGGCCGTCTGTATGGCCTGAGATCGCCCAGCGACGCGATCGCCGACGTCCGAGCCCTGACCGCGAGGATAGATCTTGGCGATCTTCGTCTCGTCCTCCTCGAGGTTACCGATCGGCGCCTCCTCGAACAGGTGTGGATTCTTCTTGCCCCAGTCTCGCATGATGACCGCCGCCTTCGCGTTGGCCTCGTTCTCTATCGGAGATCCCGCCTTACCATCGTCCGCACTCTTGATTCGCCCGTCGAGGTCCTGCTTGTAGTGAACCAGCTCATGAGCCAAGGTCCGACACACGTCCATGAAGTGCCGACCCTTCTCACTGATTCGAATCCGTCCTCCACCGTAACCACCAAAGGACCGATACTCGCGAGCGTCCATGTCAGTCTCGATCACAGGTCGATCCTTGATGCCGAGATGACGACACGCGTAGTCGACGAAGTCGTCTAGACTCTTTCGCGTGTTATCTTCTAACAAGAATGTAGAAAACTTTTTCATTAGTAATTCTCCAGTAGGCACCGGATTATATATGCTTCCATTAGTAATCCATTAGTAAACGTGCTGCAAGACCCCAGCGCCGCAGAGATCTAAGATCCTGCATTAGTAATCCATTAGTAATCTCCATTCGTACTAGTAATCCATTAGTACCGATTAGTAATTCCATTAGTACCGATTAGTAATCACGAGTACGCACTAGTATCCATTAGTACTTCGATTAGTAATCACGGAATACTACAATCTCGAGTAGTAGTGGATTAGTAATTCTGCATTTGGTAATAATAGTAATCGGAGAGAACAATATAAAAAGGGCCGAGAACGGTCGGATACCGCCGGAGTCTCGCGGTGCTCAGTTCGCGCATCAGAGGCAGGCAGTAATCAGTCGAACGCACGTAACTACGGCCGGACGCTCGCGCCTCTCAGAGGGCATCCTCGCGCGTTCCGTGGGACCCGCTCCCCGAGAAACTTTTTTTCCTCTTAGGAATTCTCCGAGCTTCTCTGCGAACTTTCGAAACTCCCATTCTACCACGCTCGGAGCTCGCTGTCAACCGCTCGTTTCGCATAGCTGCTATGCGCTGGCCGCTACCCTCCCTCGGCGTGAATTGAATGATGAAAGACTCATTCAATGTTCAGATTGAATGATGAAGGATTCATTCAATGTTCAGACAGCGCGCATCGCCGGTACCGGTATATCTTACCACATCGGGGAGAAATGTCAACCGCTCGTTTTGCATAGCAGCTATGCTCGATTGGCGGTTGACATTTTCGGTGGACGTGGTAAGATACCAGGGTGGGCACGGGGCTGCCTTCGCTCATTGAACGCTGAACATTGAATATTGTGTGAACGATTCAGTGAGCGCGCAGGTTCGGATTAACCGGCCCCTGATCCTGGGAGGGTGAGTGGCTACGCTCGTTCCATTAAGATCATCCTACCACAGCCGGCCGAGGATGTACATCAAATAACGCACATCCTCGAAAATAATGTCAGTCGACGATGAAGAGGTCGATGTCGTCGGGGTCAGAGCCGACCTCGTTGAGATAGGCCCGGGCCAGGTCGACGGTGGGGAAGCGAATGGTCAGGCAGGGATTGCCGCCGCCAGGGCCGACCGCGATGAAGTTGAGAAGGTCACCATTGAAGTCGGAGATGGTGGCCAGGGCGACCTGTACGGGGCAGTC